TGGCCCGACACCCCGTCTCTTTTTCACAAAAGAACCTCCATTTTTGGCCATATTTACAATGCCCAGTCAAACCGACATCGCCACCGCCCTTGGCCTAACCCGCCAACGCGTCTCGGTCCTGGTTAAGCAGGGGATGCCGATTGACTCGGTCGACGCGGCGACTGCTTGGCGTCAGGCTCAGGTCGATGGTCGGACCCGGCGCATGGCTGGCGTCACGATCGCCTCGCTCAACGAGCATAGCCTCGACGACATCCTTGGACAGCAGCACGTCTTAGTTGCCTCAGCTCGTACCGCGTACCGTAACGCCATCGAGTCGGGCGACCAGTCGCAGGGCAAACTTCAGACGGCGTTCAATCAAGCGCTCAAGACTCTGCTCTCTCTCGAGGACGAGCAAAAGAAGCGGGCCTTGGCTAACGGTGAATACATCTCTAAGGCCGAGGCCGCAACGGCGCTAAAGACTCTGATCGGCGAAATCCTTGCCGCCCTCGACGACTTGCCGACGGACGTGGCAGAGCGGTGCAACAAGGCGAACCCTGCTCAGGCCATCAAGCCGTTACAGGACTGGGTGCGGAAGACGCGGGAAGCCATCTCACTCAATGACCCTTTCCCCGAAGACGCTTGAACTGGTAGCCCTAGGCCGTGAGGCCATGAGGCCGACGACGAGCGGTGACCCGGTGGAATGGCTTGAGCGTAACGTCTCGGAGATACCCGACTCGCACCTTAAGGGTCCGTTCCGTAACGAGCGGATGCCGTGGGTCGGTGACGCGGTGCGGTATATCGTTCACCCCGAGGTCCGACAGGTTCTGCTGCCGTGGGCAATTCAAGCCGGCAAGTCTGCAGCCCTTCGGCTGTCGACGGCGTACTTCATCGCCAACGACCCGGGCAATATGCTGATGCTGCAAATGAACCAGGACGAAGCCGACGACTTCTTTCTGCGTCAATGCCGTCCGCTCTTTGATGCCATCCCCGAGGTGGTCAAGCGCAAGAAGCCCGACGATATGCCACGCTCCTCGGTGGGCGATTACCAGCGGATGATTATCTACTGTCGGTCAGCCCATACGAAGACGAGTCTGCAGCGCATCACGACTAAGTACGTCTTCGGGGACGAGTGTTGGCGCTGGCCTAAAGGGCATATGGAAGAGGCGATGGGACGAACGACGCAGTTCTCATGGAACAGCAAGCACGTCTTTGCCAGTCAGGGCGGCACACCCACGGACGACTTCCATCAGCTGCTCGAACAGCCGTCGACGAACATTCACGACTGGTCTTTCAACTGCCCGAAGTGCAACACGCTCCAACCCTACGACTGGTCTTTTGTTCGCTTCCCCGAGGCCGCTAAGGACGGCGACGAGTGGGACGTGGCTAAGGTCAAGGCGGGGACGACGTACGAATGTCGGTCCTGCAATCACCGCCACACGGACAGCCGCGAGACGCGTTACGAGCTGAACCTTGGCGGGAAGTTCGCACCCCGAGAGCCGGGCAAGTCCATCGAGCGAGTCGGCCTGCACCTCAACGCCCTGGCTATGATGTCATGGGGCGAGTTAGGTCGGATGATGCTTGAGGCCAAGCGGGCCTCCGTGATCTACGGTGATGAGGAACCCCGCAGGATATTTAAACAGAAGAGGCTGGCTCTGGAATATTCCGAGGACGGTGGCTCAATGCTCACGCCCGTCAACGCGTCCGACTACGCCCTTGCCGACGACTGGGCAGAGGAAGCGGTCATCACGCCCAAGGCTCAAATCGCCACCCGCGAGAACGCCCCGGCTGGCAGTATCCCTTTCCGCACGCTCGGCATCGACGTACAACGGGGACATTTTTGGGCGGTCGTGCGCCGTTGGAGCCGTACCGGGTCAAGCCGCCTAATGGCCTTCGAGAAGATTGAAACTTGGACAGGCCTCGACGACCTTGCCCGAAAGCACGGCGTCCACAAGGCCCTCGTCATGGTCGACTCTGGGGACAATACTCAAACGGTCTACGCCGAGTGCTGCCGCCGAGGCTGGAAGGCGACCAAGGGGTCAGGCTCCGAGGACTTCGCGGTGACCTCGTCCAACGGACAGACGACCCGACGCTTCTACTCCGACCCTCAGGCCATCATTGTCCCTGGTCAACCGACCCGCGTCTCACTTGTGGTCTTCTCGGCGATGGCGGCTAAAGACCTCCTGCACGGCCTACGGGTTCGCAAACTCCACACCTACCCTCGTGACGCGGTGGAGGACTACGCCAAGCAGCTGAACTCCGAGGTCCGCGTAAAGGACAAGCGGACGGGTCGCCCGATGTGGATACTTCCGCAAGGGGTGCAGGACAACCACGCCCTTGACTGCGAAGTGTTAGCCATGCTGGCTGCCGTGCGCTGGGGCGTCGTCGGTCGGGAGGCTACGACCACGGAAGCCGAAGCACCTACAACTTGACACCGTGCCCAACTCTATCACTTTAAATGCAAGCGAGTCGGGGGTTTGTGGGGACCTACATTGGCTTGGAGGTTCGGATCGTTGGCCCTCGGCTCGCCCCCTTTCGTTCCAAGAGATGCAAGTTTAACATGGCATCCGGCATCTTTATCGGCCTCACGGAGTGCGAACTCTTGGCAATCCGCACCAAAGCGGTCTCTATGATTACGGAAGGAAAGACCCTCATGTCCTACTCGGACAGCGGCTCGTCTGCGTCTAAGTCGTTTGCCATGCCCCCGAAGGAGATGCTTGCCGAGGCTCAGTACGCCCTAGGCATCCTCGACCCTCAGCAGTACCCGGGCTCGGTCCGCATGACGGTTGGTCGGACGAATTGGAACAACCCAATCCGCAACTAATTTATGGCAGTCAAAAAGCGTCTACCCATCAAGGCCCGCAAGGGAACCCCGAAGCCCGAGGCCTCCGCTGGTGGCTGGCAAAGCACGGGGCTGACTCGCCTCCGCTTGGGGCAGTACGGCGCTCAACCGCGTGACCTACGCCGCGACCTCTCGCCGTTCGACCGCCTGTCGATGGTCCGCAAGTGTCGCTGGGCTGAAAGAAATTCAGGCTTGTTCAATCAGGTGTTAAACGACCTGACACTTTATACAGTGGGGGACGGTATTAAACATCAGTCCCACGCATCGACGCCCGAGGCCCGTGAAGCCTATAACGATTACTTTAATGAGTGGGCTAAGAAGTGCGACATCACCGGCCGCTTTTCGTTTAACCAAGTCCAGAACATCCTCCTCCGCGGTATGCTCCGTGACGGCGACTCGTTTGCCGTAAAGACCCGCAATGGTTTTGACGTGCCCAAGCTGCAGATCATGGAGTCGCACCGAGTCGGCGACCCATTGTCCCCAGACGTATGCCCGCCCGGCATGCATGACGGCGTTCAGTTCGGCCCTTACGGCGAACTCGCTGGCTTCTCTATCTACCGCTCTGACGGCTCTGCCCGCTACGTTATCTCTAACGCAGTGATGCACATCGTCGACCAGGAGTGGGCCAGCGGTGCCCGTGGAGTCCCCATCCTGCAAAGTGCGGTCGACCTAGTGCAAGATAGTATGGATGTCAGGCTGCTCGAAATCCTCGCAATGAAGGATCACGGCGACGTGACAAGGGTGCTGAAAAAGACAGGTGGCTTTATGCCGACCGACATGGGTGCCGAACTCGGTCAGTCCACCCCTCTCACGCAGGGCCAGCAGTACGCGTCGATGGGCGGTAAAATCCTAGCACTCGAGCCCGGTGAAGACCTCCAGCTGCTCGCCTCTAACCGCGGCAGTCAGGCTATCGGCTTCCTTGAAGCGCTCGAGCGGGACATTGTTCGGGTGCTACCCTTTGAATTCGTTTCATCGCCAGAAAAAGTAGGCGGGGCATCGGTTCGTCTCGTAACCGCCAAGGCTGGTCGAGTCTTCGGCAAGTATCAGTCGGTCATTATCACGACCCTCTGTCAGCCGACTTGGGGCTACGTCATCGGGCAGGCCATCGCCAACGGAGAACTCCCCGACGATGAGTCTTGGACCGAAGTCTCTTGGACGACCCCTAAGTCCGTGACGGTGGACGGTGGACGCGACTCGGCTAACGACCGTGAAGACCTCCGCATCGGGCTCCTATCGTTCGCAGAAATCTACAACCAGCGCGGGATGAACTTTGAGGAGGAGGCTGAAATCAAAGCCCAGAACGTCCGCTATCTCTTAGACCTCTCCAAGACCTACGGCGTTCCCTTCGAGACCCTGTCCAATCTGCTCATCAACACCGCTCCTGGTACTGTCGAGCAAACCTCTTCCACCCCTCAGCCTAGCGCTGAAACCGAGACCTCTTCCTAATTCTATGCGTTTTCTTCTTAACGGTTTATCGGGCCGCGAGGCACTTCTAATCCAACCAGCTAGGGCTAACGATCACCGCATCCTTGCGGAGAAGTTCGGCTTTACGGATATGCTGGCCCAGCTCTTCGGCGAAGTCCCGAAGGCCTACATCGCCGAGGACGGCACGGGCGTCATCCCGATTGCCGGCGTGATTGGCAAAAGCCTCTCGCCCCTCGAGAAGATGACCGGGGCCGTGGACGTCTCTGACATCGCCGACACCATCGACGAGTACGCGACGAACCCGCAAGTGACCCGCATCGCTTTCCAAGTCTCATCCCCTGGCGGGACGGTGACGGGCGTCGAGGAACTCGCCAACAAGGTCCGCAATATCGCTAAGCCGACGATGTCCTACAGCGACACCGAGATGGCAAGCGCCGCTTACTGGGTTGCCGCCGCAGCTGATAAGGTCGTCGCTTCCCCCTCTAGCACCGTCGGTTCCGTGGGCGTCTATATGGTCGTCGCTGACTACTCTGAAGCCGCCAAGGCCGAAGGCATCAAGATGATCGTCATCAAGGCTGGACAGCATAAGGCCATCGGCGTACCCGGTGCCGAAGTGACCGACGCCCATCAGGCTCATCTTCAGGAAGGGGTCGACGAAATCCACGCCGACTTTAAGGCCGCCGTCCTCAAGACGCGTAAGATGGTCAAGGCCGAAGACATGGAAGGCCAAGTGTTCTCTGGCAAGCAAGCCGCCCAGCGCGGTCTCGTGACTGGCCTAGCGGACTCCTTCAATGAAGCGGTTTCGATGTGGGCAGAGAACAGCATCGCCCCTGCCCCTGCCGTTCCTGCCAAGAAGAAGTAAGCCCGTCTCGTTTCCACTATCCGCAATTACAAGATGACTATCGAAGACCAACTCTCG